CAAAATGTTCAACTTGATTATGCAGGCTCTCTTTTTGCGGGAGCAACAGCTTCAACAACTGATGCTGATTTTCTTGAAATTAATGCAAATAAATTTGTAACAAGAACTGGTACATCTAGCGATTTTGTTAAGGGCGATGGCTCACTTGACCCAACTGGTCCATTAGGTCCAACTGGTGCTACAGGTGCAACTGGTGCAGCATCAACTGTGACAGGCCCAACTGGGGCTACAGGTGCAACGGGTGACGCAGGCGTAACGGGAGCCACAGGAGCAACTGGCGATGCAGGTGCAACCGGTGCTACAGGAGCGACTGGGGCTACTGGTTTTACAGGTCCTACAGGATTAACAGGCGCAACTGGAGAAACAGGAGCCACTGGTGCAACAGGTATTACTGGGGCTACAGGAGCCACGGGTGCAACTGGTGACGCAGGTGCAACGGGCGCCACGGGTGCTACAGGGCCAACAGGTTATACTGGGCCAACAGGTTATACTGGGCCAACAGGTGAAACTGGACCAACAGGTGCGACTGGTGAAGTCGGTAGATTTACTGTATCAGATACTGCACCAACCGGCCCGCAAGATGGAGATGGTTGGTATAATTCTACTAACGGTAAAACATTTGTTTACTACGTTGATTCAAACTCATCACAATGGGTAGAAATTGGTTTTGCTAATCTTGGACCTAGTGGACCAACAGGTGTAACTGGACCTACTGGTCCTACGGGTGATGCATCGACAGTCACCGGTCCTACAGGGGCAACGGGTGCAGCATCAACTGTAACTGGGCCTACAGGCGCAACTGGAGCCACAGGTGCAGCGTCAACCGTAACTGGGCCTACAGGTGCCACAGGCGCAAATGGTGATACAGGACCAACTGGCCCTACTGGTGCCGCATCTACTGTAACAGGACCAACAGGAGCAACGGGTGCACAAGGAGCAACAGGCCCTACTGGTCCTACTGGTATGGCATTGCTCGACACGCAAACATTTACTTCATCAGGAACTTATACTGCACCTACTGGAGCAAAGTTCTATATAATTGATATATATGGTGCAGGCGGTGGTGGCGCTAGTGGTCAAGGTAGCAATAGCGGTCATGGCGGTGGCGGTGGTGCCGGCGGTGCATTGCAACGCTTTGTTGCAACTGATAATGAACTTGGTTCATCAATATCATATACAATTGGTGCTGGTGGTGCTGGTGGTGCTGGAACTACCAATGCAGGAGTGCAAACATCAGGAGTTAGAGGAGGAAGCACAATATGGGCAAGTAATTATGTTGTTGCAGGTGCTCCTGGTGGAACTAGTGGCACAGCTTCTGGCGCAACTGGGCCAAGGGGAACTGCATTAGCTGCTCAAGGCTTTAACTCTGCTGTTACCTCAACTGGTTCTGGAAGTGGTAACGGCGGTAATGGTTCAATCTCAGGTGGAACTGCTGGAACTGCTGGTGCAAAAGGTTTGTTAACAGGCGGTGGCGGCGGTGGCGGTGGCAGCCGTCTTAGTAACACCACAGCCACCGGTGGTGCTGGAGGTAGTGTAGAAAGCGATATGGCTGTTGCATTTACTCTGTCTAATAATGGATTTACAAGCATAAGCACTGGTGGTGGTGGTGCCGGTGGAGGCAGTGCAACAGCTGGTTCTAACGGTAGTGCTTCAACTGTGTTTGGTATTGGTACTGGCGGAGGCGGAGGCGGAGGCCCTGCTAATAATACCTCTGGTGGGTTCAATGGAGGCGCAGGCAGTGCTCCATCTGGTGGTGGTGGCGGTGGATCTGGTGCAAGTGGATCTGGTCTTACCAGTGGTGCCGGCGGTGCAGGTGGCCGTGGAGAAATTAAAATATGGGTATTCGGATAAAAAGGATTAAAACATGGACAAAAATTATATTGTAATTGATAAAGAAACAGGCAGAGTTAAAAATATTATTGTCTGGAATGGAGTTTCTCCGTATGAATTATCAAATGCAATTTTAATTAATGCAGATTTAGTTCCACGTGAAGTTGGATTTGGCTACAAAAAAGAAAACAACAAATGGTTTAGATTTGAATACAATGAAGAAACAAACGAAGAAACATGGACTGAGGTAGTACAATGATAGATTTTCCAGGGTCACCAACTGATGGTCAACAATTTAGTGCCGGTGGCAATACTTGGTATTGGAGTGCAGCAACAGGTGCATGGTTACTAGTTGCAACAACAGCTACTGGACCTACAGGTCCTACTGGTCCTACAGGCGCAGGTGTAACAGGCCCAACAGGTGCAACAGGTTCAGGTAGTACTGGACCTACTGGCGCAACTGGAATAGGCTGGAATGTTTATCAGACAACTGGATATGTTTATTATGTAGGTGCAACTGGTTACAACATGGCAGCTGGTCAAGGGGCAATGAATGGCACTGCTCCTACTGGTGGTCTTAACATTGCCATTGGAAATAATACAATGAATGATATTACCACTGGTAGTTATAACTATGCACTTGGTGCTGAAGCTCTTCGCTTAGTTACAACTGGTGCAAGAAACGTAGCTATAGGTTTGCGTTCACTTGGTGGTAGCGATTTCTATGCTGGTGGCATAACAACTGGTTCGCGCAACATGGCAATTGGTCACTATTCATTAGGCTTAACTAACGGTGACCGTAACGTAGCTGTTGGTGAAAACGCAGGATTCTATAACACATCTGGTTCTGATAACGTAGTTCTTGGTTCGTTTGCTGGATATAGTCTTTTAACTGGATCTAGAAATACTGCAATTGGCCGCCAATCAATGCATAACGGTTCAGTGTTTTATACTGGAACCATTACTGGTAACGATAACTTAGCTATTGGTGTAGGCACAATGCAGAAATTAACAAGTGGTACTGGAAACTTAGCTATTGGTAACCAAGGACTTCAAGCTAATACAACTGGTAGCTACAACGTTGCACTTGGTAATCAAGCAATGAATACTAATACATCTGGTGGTGCTAACGTAGCAATTGGAAATAATGCTTTATTTTTAAATCAAATAGGTAATGGCCAAGTAGCAATTGGTGGTGAAGCTTTATATACTTTCAATGCATCTGGAGAACCAAACATTGCCATTGGCCAAAGAGCATTATATTCTTTAACAACAGGTAGCGCTAACGTAGCAATAGGTTATTATGCTTCAAAGGATTCTACTACTGCAAGCACTAACGTTGCTATTGGAGTTAGAGCATTACAAGAAACTACTACGGCTACTGACTGTGTTGCAATTGGTAGATTCGCTGGACAAAAAAATAATGCAACTGGTATAACTGCAGTCGGTTATTATGCATTAAAGGCTAATACAACTGGTGGTCATAACGTAGCAGTTGGTTATGCGGCATTGATGGCAAATACTATTGGTGATTCTAATACTGCAATTGGAGAGTATGCATTAAGGTCAAATACAACAGGAGTAGACAATACTGCAGTTGGTTATTATGCATTAAATGTTAGCAACGCAGAGGACAATACAGCAGTTGGCAGACTTGCTGCATATAGTACAACTACGGGGATACAAAACACTTCTCTTGGTGCAAATGCTGGTAGAGGTAATACAACAGGCAGTAACGTAACATGTCTTGGATATTATGCTACACCATCTTCAAACTCAGTAAGTAATGAGTTCACTCTCGGTAATAATGCAGTCACTGTCCTTCGTTGTAACGATACAAGTATTTCATCATTGTCTGACGTTAGAGATAAGGCTAATATAGAAAATATTCCAGTTGGACTGGACTATATTAAAGCAATGCGTCCAGTTATGTTTGATTGGAATCGTCGACCAACTTTAGACGAAGATGGTAATGAAGTTATTAATACAGTGTTTATTGGAAGAAAAGACTTTGGTTTTATTGCTCAAGAACTTGATGTACTACAAGAAACATTTGGTTACTCAGACCACACTAGATTAGTTCAGAAAAATAACCCAGATGCATGGGAAGCAGATCCTATGAAGACCTACCCAATTGTAATTAAAGCAGTACAACAGTTGTCAGAACTAGTAGAAACCTTGATGCAAAGAGTGGTAGAATTAGAATCTGGTATTACCGGTTAAGCAAGCAATTACGAGGGAGATAAATGAAGCAATTCTTTTTTATGGCTGGAATGCAACGTTCTGGCGCAACAATACTTAGTGCAATATTAAATCAAAATCCAGATGTGTGGGTTTCGCCGGCAAGTCCGTTATTTAGGATGATGTCCACACAAATACAAAGTTATAATGAATTAGAAAATAAAGATTATAATAGAGATTCAGCAATAGACAATGTAATTAAAAATATTCCACATAATTTCTATGCAGATAAACAAGTTAAATATATTATTGATAAGAATTTAAACTGGACAAGTCCGTTTGGCGCAGAATTAATATTTAAATACATCACGCAGAATGTTAAATTTATTTGTCCAGTAAGAGATGTTTTAGATGTAATGACTTCATTTGATTCAATAGTTAATGCCTCACCAGAATCTAAAGCAAACATAATGGATGAACAAGTTTTAGCTTATACCTTTCCAGATAAACCATTAGCAGATAGAAGAGCAGACTTCTTGATGCGACATGATAAAGATATAGCTTTAACTTTAGAATTTATGAAGCATGCAACACTGCCACAATTTAGACACTTGTTTCACTTTGTTGAGTATGATGATTTAATAACTTACCCAGAACAGGAGATTAATAAAATATATGCATTCTTGGAAATTGAGAAATACAATCATAAATTTAATAACATTGAAGACCGCTCAGGCATCTCTGAAGACAGTCTTACAGGCATTAAGAATCTACACACGATTCGACCACAAATGCAAAAAGTGTCTAGAAGACCAGAAGACGTGCTCCTGCCAGAAACAATAAAGAAATATTCAGGATTGGAGTTTTGGCGTGAACTTAGATGAACTCTTAAACGAATATAACTTTCGTAAATGCCGTGGGCCAGAGAACGCAACACCAGCAGAACTAGCAGAAGCATTTGCTTTCTTCTGTGAAAACTATGCATCTATTAAACATCCTAACAAGGGGCGTATCCCTCTTGTTTTAAGGGACGCGCAAAAAGAAACTGTTAAAGTATGGTTAAGTGATAGATATACCATAGTACTTAAAGCACGTCAGATCGGATTCTCCACACTGGCAGCAGCTTATTCTTTCTGGATTACTTTCTTTTGGCCAGACAGATTTGTGGTCATGCTTTCAAAGACTGAACGTGAAGCTGCAAAACTTTTATCTAAAGCTAAATATATCTATAAGTTCTTGCCAGACTTCATAAGATTATCTGGTCCCGAACTGTTACAAAATAACGTTCTTAAGATGTCGTTTGGTAATGATTCTGTAATTGAATCAATGCCATCTGCTAATGAGCCTGCTCGTGGTGAATCCGTATACTTGGCTATAATCGACGAGATGGCCTTCTTGCCTAACCCTGAAGAAGCCTGGGCATCAATAGAGCCTATTGCTGACGTAGGTGGTCGAGTAATCTGTTTGTCTACTGCCAAGGGTGAAGGTAATATATTCTTTAATTTATGGCATGGTTCTCAAACTGGGACTAATCGTTTCCGTGGAATCTTCTTTCCATGGTCAGCATCAGACAGAGACCAAGCCTGGTATGACGCGCAAAAAGCAGAACTACCACCATGGCAATTACATCAAGAGTACCCATCAAATCCCGAAGAAGCCTTTATCCGTTCGGGGCGTCCAGTCTTTGACATTGATGCTTTAATGAAGTTTATAACTGAAACTCCTAAAAAAGGTTTTAATAAAAAGCTTTCAGATATTAGGAACTCTTACATGTTTGAATCTTCTGGTGGCCCTTTGTCTATATGGCAATTGCCGCAAGCAAGCGCTAGATATGTTATTGGAGCTGACGTTGCTGAAGGTTTAGCTAGAGGTGACTATTCTGCTGCTCATGTGATTGATGCTAAGTCTGGACAGATTGTTGCCCACTGGCATGGGCACGTGGATCCAGACAAGTTTGGAGAAGATATATTATATGCATTAGGCTTCTTTTATAATGAAGCTTTAATAGGTGTTGAATCTAATAACCACGGTTTAACAACTTTAACATCTTTACATAAAGCTAATTATATTAATCTTTATAGACAACGTCAATTAAATACACGACATTCAGAACCGGGAGAAAAACTGGGTTGGCGCACAACAACCTTGTCAAAGCCTCTAGCCATAGACGAACTCAATGCTAACCTAAGAGACGGTGCTTTAGATTTAAAGTGTGAATATACGATTGCTGAACTTAAGACCTTTGTCCGTGATGACAATGGAGCTACACATGGTTCCCCTCATGACGACCGCGTGATGTCCCTAGCCATTGCTAACCAGATGCTTAAGTATGTTTGGCTACCAGAGTACACCCCTAAAACTGACCCTGCATTTGGGACCTTAGCTTATTTTGCAAAGACTGTTACTAAGAAAGAGAAGACTCGTGAACGCCATTGGATCGGTGAATTTAACAATTACTAGACATGTAAAAAGTTTTATAGTATAATAGGAGATATATGAAGTGTTCAACCTGCGAAAGACCGATTGACTCAGAAAATGACCTGAAGAGGCAGCTTTGCTTCAAGTGTCATGTTAAGGGTGTACGATTGGGCTTTACTTATGGGCAAGAAGCTTTTCATGGACCAACTGAAAGAGAACAGCAAAGAGCTATGGAAGATTCCCCAAGATTTAAAGCCGGCGAGATTGAAAAGATTCCCGTAAGAAAAGAACTAATCTAATGGAATGGCTAGTGCCGCTAGTAGTTGCCATTATTGGTGGACCACTAGTTGTTGTAGTCCAAAGCCTTAGAAAAGAAAACACTAGTCAACATGCTGAAGCTAGAGAACTATTAAAGATAGTTGCTAGTAAGGTAGATAAAGTAGATGACAAGTTAGATGGCCATATCAATTGGCATTTAAAAAAACCAACAAGAAAATCAAATAAGGAGCAATAATCATGGCCAGTAAAAAACAAGATAATGCAGCACCTCCAGGTGCACGTAAAGGAGCTAAGGCTGCAGGCGTTGGTGCACCAGCAAAGCCAACAATGGCACAGGCATTTCAAGCTGCACAAGGTCCAGCAGTAGCAAGACCAACTACTCCATCACCAGGTTCTGCGGCTGCTAATCGTGCAGCAGTTGGTAATATTGGAAAAAGTGTTGTAAACTTTTTTGCTAAAGGTGGAATACCTGCTGTTGGTAAACCAGAAGGTTTCAATAAGCCATCTTCTTCTAAACCAATTCCTAAAGCAGAACAAGCAGATATGGTTGCACAAGCAAAAGCAAAAGATAAAAAAGCTAATACTGCTCGTATGGTAACTGATGCAAAGTATGATAAAGTTGGTGCGCCAGTTGTTGCTGTAAAAGCTACAGCTAAAGCTGCTAAGCCATATGTAAAACTTAAGCAAGCTCCAAGAGAAGCAGCACGTCGTGCATATGTTCAAAAGCAACTAGACAGACTTGGCATCAAGCCAACACCAGCAGGTAAGCCACGCAGTGCAAAAGAAAAAGCAGCAAGAGCAAAAGCACGTGCAACTTGGGATAAGAAGAATAAGTTCCAGAAGAAATCAGGTCCTCAATCAGGTGGTTCAGGTTCAATGGAAAATAGACCAGAATAATAATGCCAGTTCCTAACATCCAGACGAGGGATATGGATGCTATGAATAGCACCACTACGCAAAAGTATCCTAAGAAGAAAAAGAAAAAAGTAACTAATAACGTACCAGTAAGGCAGATTGATAATATGAAAGCTGCAAGGAAAAAGAAACGTGGCTAAGACTGCTGCATGGCAACGCAAAGAAGGTAAGAGTCCTACGGGTGGATTAAATGCTAAAGGCCGCGCATCTGCAAAAGCACAAGGCATGAATCTAAAGCCACCAGTTACCGCTAAGCAAGCAGCTAAATCACCAAAAGCCGCAGCAAGAAGAAAATCATTTTGCGCTAGGATGGAAGGAAATCCAGGACCAATGAAAGATTCTAAAGGAAGACCAACACGTAAAGCGTTGGCATTAAAGAAGTGGGATTGTTAATATGGCGCGTCAAAGTAACTCAGATAAGTTAAGTCAGTACAGACAGAAAATTGACCTGTCGCAAAGAATATTACAAAATCAAAACTATATTCAACTTTGGCAACGTTTAATTAACTTGTATCGTGGTAGGCATTATCGTGGTGCTGGAGTCGGTGATAGATTGCTTGTTAATATTGCATTTGCAACTATCAATACTTTAGCTCCTGCAATTGCTATTGGTCGTCCAAAGATTAATGTTAATCCACGTAGACCAGAAGATGGTGATAAAGCTGTTGTAACAGAATCAATCATTAACTATTGGTGGCAGCATTATGGTTGTCAGCCAGAGTTCCAAAGAGCAGCAAAAGATTATTTGATTATGGGTCATGGTTGGGTTAAGACTGGTTATCGTTTTGTTGAAGAAGAAAAGCTTGATAATATTGAAGACACTGCTGATGAAGCTGCGAGTACGGAAAACCCACCAACAGGTGATGTTGAATCAACATTTATAATTAGAGAAGACCGTCCATTCCTAGAACGTGTTGACCCATTTAGTATGTTTGTGGATCCTTATGCAACAGATATGAATGACCTACGTTGGATTGCACAAAGAAGTCGCCGCACATTAAAAGATGTTAAGAATGATGAACGTTATGATTATTCTGCAAGACAAAATGTAGGACCATCTATTAACTCATCGTCAGTAGATTACCTAACTACCAATGCTTCTGATTTTAATTATGATTCACAAGAAGCTATGTGTAACATCTTTGAATATTATAATGTTGATACTGGTGAGATGTGTATATTTTCAGAGACTGGTGACAAGTTTTTAGTTAAGCCAATAAAGATGCCGTATGTTTTTGGTCATCCTTTTATCATGTTGCGTAACTATGAAATCCCTGGATTCTTTTATCCAATGGGTGAACTAGAAGCAATCGAGCCATTGCAGTACGAATTAAATGAAACTCGTACACAGATGATGAACCACAGAAAGCGTTTCTCCCGTAAGTATCTATTTAGTGAATCAGCATTTGATGATGTTGGACGTCAGGCTTTGGCATCAGACGATGACAACGTATTGGTTCCAGTTAAAGGTAATGAGAATTTAAGTAACGTAGTTGCTGCAATGCCGGCCTATATTAACCCACCTGAATTCTATAAGATGAGTGAATCAATTGAAGCAGACATTGACCGTGTGTCAGGTGTATCTGAATATCAACGTGGTTCTATTCCAGAGACTACTCGTACCGCCCGCGAAGCATCAATCATTGCTGAAGCTGGTAATGCTAGAGTATCTGAAAAACTTATTCAAATTGAAAATTGTATAGCTGCATGTGCTTCTAATCTTATAATGCTAGCCCAACAGTATTTAACTGGTGAGCAGACTGTAAGAATAATAGGCAGTGAGAATGCACCTATATGGTTAACATTTGATAAAGATTATATCTCTGGTGAGTTTGACTTTACAGTTGAGGCTGGATCCACAGCCCCACGTAACGAAGCTTTCCGTAGAGATATGGCTATGCAGATGGTTTCAGCAATGCAACCGTTTGCCGAAGCAGGACTTGTAAACCTACCTAAGTTGGCTGAATATGTTTTAAGTACTGGATTCGGAGTAAAGAATGCAGCAGCTTTCTTACAAAGCCCAGAACAACAAGCACCGCAAGGCATGCCACCAGGTATGGAAGGTATGCCACCAGAAGGTATGCCACCAGATGATATGGCAGGGATGGAAGCAGAACAAGGCGGCATGGAGGGATTACCTCCAGAATTAATGGCTGCTTTACAGGGTGGACAAGGTGGTCCTCCACAGCAAGGTCCACCACAAGAAGGTGGATTACCTCCTGAACTAGCAGGTTTGCCACCAGAAATACTAGCTGCCTTACAAGGTCAAGCACCACAACAAGGCGGATTACCTCCTGAATTAGAAGGTTTACCACCAGAAATATTGGCTGCCTTACAAGGTCAGGCGCCGCAACAATAAGGTTTATGTAAAAAACTTTACATATATATAGGAACAACCAACTAGAAGGATGGACTCCAAAATGAGTAATGAAGTAATAAATGATGCTAGTGCTAGTACTGAAGTAATCGACCCCATTATCGAAGATGGACAAGTCGAGGAATTAGGTGAAGCAGGCGTAATAGAAGAGCCAGAGTTATTCGACTTTACACAGTATAACGATAAGTTCGTTAAGCTACAAGTAGATGGCGAAGAGGTACAAGTACCGTTACAAGAGGCTCTAGCTGGGTACCAGCGTCAAGCGGATTATACCCGTAAGACACAGGAACTTAGCGAACAAAGAAAGCAAGTTGAATTTGCTGCTACTCTTGCACAATCGTTGCAAGAAGACCCAGCAGGCACCTTGCAGGCTTTACAGCAGCACTACGGTGTGGGAACGGTTGCAGCAATTCCTGAAGAAGAGGAATGGTTGGATCCAGCTGAAAAGCAAATGCGACAGTTAGAGCAACGCATTGCAGCTTTCGAGCAATCTAAAGCTATGGATGAGTTAACTAAAACTATCGACAAATTACAAAGCAAGTACGGTGAAGATTTTAATCCAGATGAAGTGGTAGCTAAAGCTATGGCATCAGGGTCAACTGATTTAGAAGCAATCTTTAAACAGATTACTTTTGATAAAGTTTATTCTAAAGCTTCTGAATCCAGTAAAAAACTGGCTGATGAGCAAGCTAGAGTTCAAGCTAAGCGTTCGGCAACAATTGTTTCCACAGGCGCATCTTCTAAGGGTGGAAGTCCAGCTGCTACTATTCAACCTAAAACAGTATTTGAAGCCTTTGAACAAGCCAAAAAAGGTTTGGGGCTTTAATTAAAACACTAACATACTCATAAAGGAGTAAAATAAAATGACTTCACCAAACGTGAACACTGTAGATATGAATGCACTGTTTTCAACGACATTGCAAAACTACCAGCCAACACTGGTTGATAACATCTTCAAGGACTTAGTGTTCTTGAACCACATGAATTCAGGTGGAAGAGTTGTTATGGAAGAAGGCGGAACCCAGATAGTTGAGCCAGTACTCTATGAGGAAAACACAACTGCTGCATCATACGCTGACTACGATAACATTTCTTTGACTCCACAAGAAGGCATCACTGCTGCCATTTACGACTGGAAGCAGATTGCTGCATCCATCGCAATTAGCGGTATCGAAGAAGCCAAGAACCGTGGAACCGAAGCAATTATCAAGTTGCTCAATGCTAAAATCATGCAAGCCGAAATGTCAATTAAGAAGCTCGTCAACGACCAACTCCTTAGTTCCAATGACGGTGTAACTAACCCACTTCAGTTTAATGGTATCGGCGGTTTTGCTGGTTCATTAAACACAGCAGTTGGTGGCATTGACGGAGCAACCGAAGCATGGTGGAACCCAACCATTCCAGCAGGTATTCAAAACGCAGCTTTGAGCCTTGTTAACATGGCAAACGTGTACAACAATGCATCAAAGGGTAACGACACACCAGATATCATCATAACAACTGAGCCATTGTTCAGTGCATATGAGGCGCTGTTGACACCAAACGTGCGTTACCAGGACGTAGCTAAAGCTAACTCTGGTTTCCAAAACTTGATGTTCAAGCAGACACCAGTTGTGTTTGACCTTGCAATGCCAGGTAACCAATCATCCAATGCATCGATGTACTTCCTTAATACGAAGTACCTCAAGCTCACTGGTATGAACGGACATTGGTGGACCACAACGCCATTCCAGCAAGGTACAGTTGCGCAAAAAGATGCTCGTTACGCCATCGTCTTGGCCTACGGACAACTTACTTGCTCCAACCGTCAACGTCAAGGTTACTTGTCAGCTGACGCATAAATAATTAATTAGCTTCGGCTAGTTAAAATAGGTTTAGCTGGTGCTAAGAGTTGAAAGGTTGTCATCCTTCGGGCAACTCTCTTAGTGCCAGCTATTTCCTTTTAAATGGAAAATTTTGTATAGTATATAAAGAACAAATTATTAATGAAGGATTAAACATATGACAAGACAACCAGTATATACAAGTCAAATTTTAGCAGGATGTGAGATGTATAATTCTCCAAGACCTGGACAAGATGTTGCAAGCATTATGCCTAACTTTGTGCAATCTGGTACTGAACTTGCTCCACCTTCTGGTGTAGAATACATTCCACCAATACCAACTTGCACACATTGGAATGAAATGAAAGAAAAAAGATGTAAGGCGCCGCAAGCTAAAAAAACTCAGTTCTGTATTGGTCATTTAAACCAACAGGCTAAAGCAGCAAAATCTAAAGAATAGGAATTTAACATGGCAATAGACCCAACAGGTGGTTTAAATTGTTTCAATTTAATATCACTGCTTGAGAGCCTTTCTCAATTAGCAATTGGCAACAATGAAAATACTGATGACATAAGCCAAGAGCTAGTAGTACAATTCCTTAAAGAAGGTTTTCAAACAATTGTGGACTCTGAAGTTCGTTGGCCTTGGTTTGAAGCAAACTATACTACTTCAGTAACTGAAGGAACTCAATTAATATTTGGTGATGAAGAAGTATTTACTGTTACAAACTCAACTGCGCCAACAACTATTGTGAACTATGATTTACCAGTTAGCATGGAAGGGTACACATACGAAGACCCTGACACTCTTGAAATTATAGTAGTACCTGGTATCAAAGAATTAACTAACGTTATTGCTATTCAAGGAACTGACGAGCTTGCTGGTTTTGGTCTTGAATTAATTTATATTAGTCAACATCAAGCTGAAAGAATTTGGATAGGTTCTAATAACCAAATTAATATTCCAGCTTATTTCTCTTTATATTCAAATTCATTGTACCTATGGCCGCGACCAAACATGACATACTTTTTACAAGTTAGAGGATACCGTCAACCAAACTTAGGCTGGCTGTCTGATGCTAACCAAAACAACCCAGCAAGTACTCAGTATGTAGACTTAGACAATGAACTACAGGCATGCTTGATTGCTTATACAATGTCACGCATTTATCAGTTCCAAGAAGATGCTGAAATGTCACAAGTTTATAGAGAACAATTTGTTACAAACTTAAAGAACTATCAAGACTACCTAACAGCACCATCTAGCAATCAACCAATAATTTATTCTGGTGGATTACAACTTAGCGGATCTAGTTATGGGTTGGGTCCAAGAGTAAGGATATCCCCGGGTGTAGGCAATGGTCCCGCATTAGGAGCAGCTTGGTAAATAATGGCTAATATTATAGTACAAGAAGCTTTTAACTTTACCGGTGGGCTTAACTTTCGTGCTGACCAATTTCAATTAAAGCCTAATGAATCACCAGGAATGCTTAACGTAGAGATTGACCCACGTGGTGGTGTGTTTTCTCGTGCCGGCTTTCAAAAACTAAATACTACTGCAATAACATTTGCTGGTGATTGGAATCCTAAGACAATTTATAATTATAAATATACTGGTTCTCCGCGCATAATGCTTTCAACTGGGTTTCAAACTTCTGGTTCAGTAGATGGTAATGTTTATGTTTCTTCTGGTGGTGATTTTAGTTATTTAGATAGTGCATCATCTACACCATTGGTAGTTGAATCTTTAAACGGTGCATCATTTACTCAATGGGAAGATACTCTTTATATTGCACTTGGTAAAAATGCAGCTCAAATGTATAAGTGGATTGTAGGAGATACATACGCAACCGCACTTGCAGCATCTGGTCCCACATGGCAGCCATACCAATTACCAGTTGGCGGTTATATGCCGCGCGCAGAACTAACAGTTGCTCATGCTAATAAATTATTTGTAGCTAATACTTATGAAGACGGTACAGCATATAGTAATAGACTTCGTTGGTCACACGAAAGCTCACCAGAGAACTGGTTCCAAGATGACTACATAGACATTATTGCAGGCGGAGATGGTATACGTGGCATTCAAATAGTTGATGGACAATTATTAATATTTAAACCTAAAGCTGTTTATCTTCTTATGGGTTATGATGCTGACTCATTCCAACTTGTAGAAGTTACAACCAACTTAGGTATTGACACACCGCAGCAAGCTGTTGCTGGTAATGGTGGAGTATACTTCTTTGACTGGCCGCAAGGATTATTCTTTTACAATCGTAATGGTGTTAATGATATCTTTGAACGCATAAGACCATTAATTATTAACGGTGAAATTAATCCTATTGCAACTAATACTATAACGCTTTCATTTGTACGCAATAGAGTTTGGATATCATTGCCATATCGTGCAGGCGATGAAGGAGCACCACCACTCTATGCATCTGTTAATTTAATATTTGATGCTACAATCGGACCTAATGGTGCATACAGTATGTTTCAAACTGCACCTTCATTTGAGGAAGACGTACCTTCAGGTGTATCTGGTTTTGCATTACTATCTG